CTCAGCGCCCTCAATGCCTGTATACAGTGCGGCGGCGGCCGTGCGGTCGGCTACCGTCGGGAAGATGCGCATGCCCTCCAAGTCCTGCAGCGTAAGGACCGGAACCTGATCAAGATCGACAAGGCCGTCTACCTGAGTGAACTCAAGAACCTCCCCACCGGCGCTCTCGATGCGGGCTATAACGTCTGTCTGGGCGTCGTCTAGGTCAGCGGATGCGTCGAGCTGTTCGTTGGCCTCTTGGAACAGGAACGTGTCGGCGTCACCGAACTGGGCGTTCTTAGCAAGGACAAGCGGACCTACCTGTATAACTTCATCAGCAGACAGCACAGGCTGCTGGGTGGCGCGGTCGTAGAAGAATGTGTGACGGCGCGGGTCATAACCAACCTGCGTCCATTCTGGGTCGTTGATAACTTCAGCGGCGCGAGCAGCTAATTGATCAGGATCGACACTCTGCAGCGTTCCGTTCATCTGAGCAAACGGGGATTTGCTAACCTCGCCCGTACCGACGCGTGCAGCCTTACGCTCTGCACTATCTCCGGGTTGCGTGAACACAACATCGCTGATCTGGGCGGCAGCCTCATGCGCGATGGGTTTTCCGGCGGGATTATGCATCGTCGGAACCCAAGTGCCATGATTTGTATATGCGGGGATGTCGAGACGCATCCCTACGTCCTCACCTACAAACTGACTGCCTTGACCGATACGACCTTGCTGACCTTTCTTTAACGCGCTTTTCATTTCCCCCACCGTGGCGGGCGCGGGGACGGACGTGTATGGACGAATAGGTTTGAGTTCGTTGACCTTAGCGTCGTATGCTTCCTGCGTGATCTCACCCGCGCTGCGCTGTCGTGCGGCTTCCTCTAGCTCGGGTATGCGCTCATCCTTAAAACCTTTAGACAGCTCAAGCTCTGCATTATCAATGTCGCTCTGCTCGATGTCGTCTTGGCGTAACCGGATGGGCTGGGTGCCGGCGACTGGTCTGTATGTATACGACGCGGAGATGTCGAACAGCTCGGCGCTGTCGAGCAGCGCCTGATCCCAGATGACGGTCTCAGAGAGGCTGGGGTTCGACAACCCAGAAATACCTGCTGCGTTGAGACGCTCCTCTATGTCAGGGTCTGCCTTTCGCAGCCTAGAAATATTCTCCTCAACGCGTGCGTCTAGGTCTAGCTCAACACCGAGGTCAGACGCGATCTGCACGATTGCAGTCTGCACGCCCTCGTCAGCGTCGCGAAGACGAGCGGTGCCGTCTATAACACCTTCCATAGCCGAGGCAGGAAGGCGCAGCTCGTATAGGCGGCCCTCGTCTTTGAGGCGGCTCTTATGTATTTTAGCGCGAGCGCCCTCTGGATCGGAAGCAAAATATATCCCGCGCCCAAGTATAGACCTTTCAGGGTCTGTACTGGCACGACTAACGTCGAGCCTGTTACCGTCGAGCATCCGCCCGCCGTGGCGCAGTGTCACCGTATCTGGCGCGGCGTCTTTGCCGCGTATACGATCCCATACAGAGCGAAGCCTGCTCTGCTCCAGCGTGCCTGTAGGCTGGACGCTGGCGCGTCCGGTCCTAATGCGGACGTTGTCCTGTAGGAACAGCTCCTCTGCCGTCTTAGTCGTGTTAGCTGCGCGGGCTTCGTATCTCTCTGCAACAAGCTCTGCGGCTCTGGCAGCTTGGCTTTCGGTGTACCTTCCGGTAGCGGATAGCTGCTCCTGCACCGTGTTGTATATTGGTCTGGCTGCAGCGTCTGCCTCGACCTCTTGGCGCATGTTATCGAGCAGGCGCTGTATGGTGCCCTCACGCTCGTCCAGCTTGGCTTGCGCTTGGCGAGCAGTGTCTGCCCCAATGTTTCGGCGAACAGACGGGGCGATAACGTCAAACATTTCTTTCGGCAGCATAAGCAGATCAGACGCTTTGACAGCCACGTCTGACCCCAGCGTCATGGCGTCGGACACGTCGCTGGAACCCGTTATCGTAGACAACGCTTCTGTGATCAGCTCAGATCCCTGCTCGAGGTCCAGTATCTCGTCTACGTCGACGTAGATTTCGGAGTCCCCCTCCATAGCCTGCAGGGCTTCTCGCATGACTTCCGGTGCGCGAGCGGTGGTCTTGGCCGCGTCTACATCATCTTTAAGCTCTAGCAGTGCCTTTTCATACGCGGCAGACTGGCGGTCTGGGAGTAGCTTGCCCAGCGCCGCACGAGTGGCTTCGACCGGAGCCCTCAGCGTAGCGTAGGCACCAGCGCCCGCGAAGAAAGACTGAGATGCGTCACGCATAACATCAGCGAATGTCATATCGTCGCCGACAATCCCAGCGTCGTAAGCTGAGTTAACGAGGCTGACGAACACCTCCTGAAGACCTTCAAGCCCCATACCTTTAAGTGCGCTGGTCAGGCGGTTGCCGCCCTCGAGGAACGTACCCAGCGGTATGCGCTCGCTGATCATTTCGATGGATGATTTGAAGGTTGCGTCGAGGATTGCCTCATCGACTGTGCGGCCCTTCTCGCGAGCTTCTGCGTAGCTCAGGCCGAAGACTTGCGTGCCCATCAACGAAGACCCGAGCGTCGGGTTTCTTGTCAGCAGGGTGGCAACCACAGCCGGTGCCATCTGGGCAGTGGAGGACAAGGTCGAGACCAGAACCTCCTTCCAGTAGCCGCCGTTAGCGGTGGCCCTAGCCTGAGCTTCCTTCATCTCCTTGTTGTACTTGACAGCAAGCTGGGTAAACCTGCTCTGCTGGTCTCGCGGTAGTGTTAGGGAGGCGACGGTCGTGTCTATCAGCTTTTTACTATTTTCTTTAGACATAGCCAGCGTGGCAAGGGAGCCGAAACCGATCCTGTCACCAGCGTTAACTCTGCCGCCAGTGTCCGCAGCGGCGGCTACCTGTCCAGTGCCTGCTGCGGAAAAGGCATTGACGACCATGTCCGCTAAATCACCAGCAAATTCCATAGTCGTCTGAGATTGATCCAGCTCTCGCATACGGCTCATGCGGTCGGCGAGGCCTCTAATAGCCCCCATGTCATCCAGCGTCAGCGTCTGGTTGTCTTTATTCTTCAGGAACTCGAGGAGGTTGGGGTACTGCGCAAGCATCTTGCGGGTTTCTTCGAGGTGGGTCTGCGCCCTGACCCGTTTGGGACTTAGATCACCCGTTATAAGGTAGTCAGTTATACCCGACTGCTTAGCCATCTTTCGGGCTGCAGCGTATGCGTCAGGGTCCGCCACCTCGGCCTGACGGGCAACCATGGAAGAGAGCACCTCACTAGGATCAGCCCCGGTGCCGAGATCGTCGATCTCCTCCTGAGTGAAACTCCCGGTAGGGGCGGGCTCTGTCGGCGCGGGAGTGGTCGGAACTGAGGCAGGCGTTGCAGCAGGGGCCAGCGGGGCTTCCGGCCCAACGTCCATAGACAGGTCGTTGATCTCGTCTTGCGTAAAATCAGACATTATCACATGCCTATATCGGCTAATGGATCAACGGTAGCCGTAGCTTTGGCTTTATTACGATTACCCCGGTTGATCAGTATCTCCAGTGCTCTCCTTCGGTACTCCCGGTTTATGTTGAGAGTTGTCGGAGTTCGACCAGCGGCTACCAGCGCACTATTAACGAAAGCCAGCAGCTTCTGGCTTTTCTGTGCAGGCTCCAACTCCCCTAGAATATACTCCTTGAACTTCTTTGCATCGATTGTGTTTTTAGTAATCTGGGGGTCACTCGACGACAAAGTATTCATATACGCTTGGGCTACGAAGGAGAAGTCGGCATTATTAAGGCTGGTTAATTCCGGGGCAGAGGTTTCTTTGAAGTCGGTTATGTCGATAATTTTGTCTCCTGTCCCGAATTTCGGCGGGTTAGCGGCAAACGCTATATATGCATCATTTACCTTAAGAAACTGCTCTTGCAAAAACCCGTCTATATCCGCTGATGTATCAAATGGGCTGTCAGCTCTGTACAGCTCGTTGGTAAAATTGGACCGGAGCTGTGAGGCCAAGGCAGCCGCCCTTCGTTTATTGGTGGGGCTCATGTTGCTAGTCGGATATCTCTGCGTTATAGCCTCTTTAACCTGCTTCTCGAAGTAGGTGTTCAGCTTCGTCTGCGCAGCGGTAAGTGCTTTTCCTTTGGCCGCTTCAAGAGAAACCTCGGCTCTGCCAGCGGCGGCTCTCCCAGTGCCGTAAGCTGAAGCGGCTGTCTTCCGGTCAGTCTCGCTAAATACAGCCCAATACTTAGTTATGAAATCTGTTTCGGGGATAGCGCCCCGCTGTTCAGGCGTCATGCTATAGAACTCGCGATAGGCTGCAGAGTCCGACGACCTTGGAGCTGGAGAAACTGCCTTATCATAAATAGCCCGTATAGCAGTTTGCTGAGGACCGGGGAGGCGGGCCAAGGCGGCCTCGTCTAGGCGTTCCCCCCTACTGGCTCGGAGACCCTGCTCCTGAGCGATGTTTCTAAGCTCCTGAGCCTCAGCTCTCTGAACTCGAGCGTTCTGCTGGTCGGCAAAGGTAAACGCCGCCGTCTTTACTTCTTGCGGGACGTTCTGTTTTGATATCCATACAGCGGCAGCGGCGGGGTCGTCGCGGAATTTAGCCTGAGCCTCAAGGCCAAGCCGCATACCCTGATCGTCGGTCTCTACCTTGAACAAGGCGCTCGTGATGGCGTTAAATTCCTTACCCGGCTCCAGCTTCTGCTTCTGCGTGAGTTCGTTATACAGCTCGCGAGCTGCGACAGAGTTGCCCGGATCTGACAGCATACGCTGGAGCACGCCTATATACATCTTGCTGACCGCTTCCTTCTGCAGGACTTCCCTAGCCTCTGCGCCAAGACCCTCAGTATCAGCAAGTCGGCCAGTGTTTTCGAAAACGATCTTCTCACTATCAGCGACAACAGTTGGGTCGCGGTAGTTAAGCTGGGCGTTGGTATTAGCGGCGCTCACCACACCAGCTATGTTCTTCTTCGTAACACCTACTTTCTCAGTGCGTTCGTGCGAAGACAGCGTCTGAAACATAGATGCCTTCTGCCGCGCAATGAAGTTTTGCTGGGCCAGCTTACCGCTCCGCGTGGACGCCGCTGGCAGGCTGGAAGCCCAAGCATCGAACTTCGACAGCGCCTCGGAGGTGGCCCCGACAGCGGCCTCGCCCTTGCGTGTAAGGAAGCCGTCTACCGGGTTGTTAACCAAATCCTGCGAGAAGGTCATAGCTTCCGACTGGGTCTTCAGCAGGCTGTTGCTGTCGTCTTCCTTCGCCATTTGTACAAGCTGATCGGCGGCGTTGTTAAGGCCTTCAGAGGCCTGCTGCAAGGCGCGGCCCTGAGCAGCGCCGAACATATCGGCGCTAGTCTGGAGGTTCTGGAACGGCTGGGCGACAGCGCGGCCGCGAACAGAGCCGACCTCTTGGCCGGAGAGTGCTGGTGTTGGTATACGAGCCATATCAGTAAGACATAAAGGTTGATAAATTAGAGGTAGGTGTAGTGCTGGGGCTACTAGGGATGTTCCTAAATGCCGTAGCCACCTTCCCCGCGCCGGACAAAAGCGAGCCAGCGGCGGCGAAGCCGGGGGACTGGGCGGCCGCCTGAAGGCCAAACAAGCCAGCCTGAGCCTGATAATTTACGCCCTGTATCTCAGCCACACGCGCCTCCTGCTCGTAGTTGTCGCGCATCTTTAGGATGTCGTACTCGCCGATCTCGGCAATATCCTGCAGGAACAGGCTGGCTGTCGTGTCACCGGGGTCGTCTACCAGCAGACCGTTGGCCGCGAGGCGTGCGTTCGCAGCCCCCTTGGTGGCCGCGACCCTCTCCCGCTGCTCTTCCTCCGCTACCTCCGCCTGCTGCCGGATGCGCGTGGCGTTCTGCTGCGCGATGGTGGCGTTGTTATTCGCCACTTGCCTCTGGTAGTTAGCCTGATCCTTCGCGGCCTGAGACTGCTGGTAGGCCCCGACTGCGCCAGTCGCAGCGCCTGCGACGGCGGCTATTGCGGATACTACAGCCATTACACTAGCCCCTTAGCGTAGACGCGCTCTATGGGCTGATAGCCCATACGCTCAAACACACGGCCCACATCAAAATGCAGCTTAACCTTGTTGAACACCTTAGTAACTCCACGGTCTTTCAGGGACGCCTCCGCATGCTTGAACAACCGCATACCCGCTGTTCCTTTTCGATGCTCCGGGGAAAGCCAGAAAATGTCGGCGTCGGCAAAGACCTCGTCGCTGTAATGCAGCGACTGAGCGACAATGTACACCGCGTAGCCGACCAGTTCCCCAGCCTCTCGCGCTGTGGTGATATTTAGCTTCCCTAAGTCTTGCAGGTTTTTGTACACGTCCCAATCCGGTTTGAGCGGAATAGTGTCCTTGTCCAAAGCGATGTGCTCCCAGTGTCTACAGATCAGCGGGGCGACATCGTCCATAACGTCGTACAGGCTCTCGGTTGCAAATTGCATCAGTTACCCCCCGGAATGACTTCTGGGATAAGGGCAAGCAGCGTCATGGGTAGCGGATCTCGCTGCTGGACTACTATCTGCCCATCCTTGTTCCAACTAGGTGACATCGTGAGATCCTTGTCGCCCGTAATCCAGTCGGGCGTCTGGCCATACTGTGCTGGTAGACCATACTTTATTTCTCGCATATGGTCCAGATCTGGGCCGTACCAGCCGCCTAAAGACTGCTCGAAACGAATAGACAGGCGGCTGATTTTCTTGTTGCGGCCCTGTATGGTGTCCAGAGCATTTCCGTTGTCGATACGAAGGGTCTGCATCTCGGATGTGTACGGCAAGCCAATGTGTACCCGGCTCGCCTTGTTCTGCAGGGTGATGCCGCCGTTGCTGACCGTTAGGTTGCGCTCGACATAGCCGTTGCCCAGAGCGACGACAGCCTGTCCCTCTAGGTGCCATAGACCGGAGATCGAGGTCACAGCCTCCCGCACCTTGCCACCGCTGTGGTAGACGCTAAAGGAAGTGCCGTCCACATTAGAGCCGTTATTCTGCAGCTCGAACGTCGTGCTGGTAACATTGGCCACCGTGTATCCGCTGCCCTCCAGATCCGTGTCGTAAGCCCACCCACGGGTCGTAGAGCTGTCGGACACCTTGATGCCAGAGATATCCACAGTGTCCCCATTAGTGAGGTTATGGGATGTAGCCGTAGTGATTACGACTGGATTTGCGTTGGTGAACCCAGAGATATCCACAGGGTTATCCAGAGTAAGGCCACTGTCCACAAAGAAGCTGTCCTGAATATCCGTGAAGTCGCGTGTCTGCATGCGCTCCACGTACTTCATGGCCGACCCGTTAACCGTGCGCTCGACGAGGAAGTAGGAGAAATCGTCGTCTCCCTCACGTATAGCGGCCACAGACTTGAAGTCGCCTTGCGTGGTATGCCTAGCCCAGCCAAATACGTTCTGCTCTCTGGAGTAGGTCAGGGACAGGCAGATGCCGTCATCCCTAACGCACCAGATTAGATTATGCGGGGCCTGAGCGAAGGACCAGTCCGACAGGGTGTTATAATCGAACAAATGGCGGGCCAATACAGAAAGGTCGTTGCCCGAGTAGCTGTCGCTCTCGTACTTGTAGCCGAGATCCCTGACGGTCTGTCCGGGCTGCATGTAGATCACGATATCGCCAGCAACGATAGGCGTCAGGATGGTGGAGCCGTAGTAGGACTGCGGCTTAACCTGAATACCGCTGGGGGTGATGACCCCGTCTATACCCTCGACCAGCCACTCACCGCCCGATGTCAGAATGACGAGGTCGGACAGGGAAACGAAGTGCCGGATTTCGTTGACCTGCCGGGAGGCGATGGTAACCGTGATGGCGTCGTCGTCCTTCTGCGGGCTGGAGAACGACATGTTGCTGATGTTCCCCGTCTGCGACATGAAGAACTTTTGCGTGTCGTTGTCCGTGTTCGCGAATACACGGCGCTGCTGGTGGTAGCCCACCGTGGACGGGTAGTCGCCTGTAGCGTTGAACGGATTACGCGCCTTCGGAGGCGTGTCGCCCCCGTCAGGGTCGATGTTGTCGTCGTTAAAGGAAGTGCCCTCTGCCCGCCCTACGAAGCCGTAGATGCCGTTCTCTTCCCGGTAGATGTTATACGTCCCCGCGCCCGCTGCGGCGCTCCACGTCACGGTATTATCCCAAGCAGCGTCCTTGCTGGTAGAGCTACTTCCAGTAGCCGGCAGGCTCTCCTCCAGCGTCTCCTCGTTCACCGCAGTGACAGCGTAGGTAAATGTGGTGCTACCCCCTGTAGCGGTCACAGAGACGCCTGTAGGGGCCGCCTGAGACGGGGCAAAGGTTATCGTGCTTAGGGTCCAAGCATCGTGATCTGTCCGCGTCAGATCGCGGGGGGCGTAATTAGGGTGAGTAATCGTCATAACGTCAGCGGACTGGACGTATTCCAGCTCGAAGACATCCGCCGCTACATACGGGGTCGCCAGCTCAAACACTTTATCGGCGGTGCCCCCGGACGTGTACGCAGTGTATCCGCTGCCGTCGATGTCAGCGCCCGCGCTGTTCTGCAGGCTAAAAGTCGTCGAGGTCAGGGAGGTAATATTAAACGTGCGGCCGTTGAGCTGGGTCATGCCGACAACGCCCGTGATATACACACTCTCCCCGTTAGACAAGCCGTGCGAGGTTGACGTTGTAATGACGACAGGGTCGGCTGCAGTGGCACCTGTAATGGTCAAAGATACAGAAGTATCAAGGACTTGTCCGGCGTCCTTAAACACGCGTATGTACTGGTCACCGACCTCGAGCACGTAAGTCTGTGTGGTGTTGAACTCGAACGGTATTAGCCGGGTGGTGCCAGTGCCCTTAGCCTCGGCGATGAACTGAAGTCCGGGTCGGTTGGTCAAACCGCCGTGGACCTGCGGGAAGAAGTTCTCGCACTTGTAGACGGAGGTCTTGTACTTATCGATGTCCACGCGAGCAGCGATGGCATCGGATACCTCACCGCCGGACAGATTGGGCTGGATGACCTTAACCATTAAACGCGAGCCCGGATCCAGTCGGCGTCTGGGATAGCCTCCTCGATGCCTTCATTACTGTCGGTCTCCCACGCGCTGTTCAGCACTGCCTGAGCCTGCTGGTAAAGGTCGGCAGCAATCGCCCGCTCGCCGACCAGCGGCATAACCAGACGGGCTGCTAGGACGTAGGAGAACGCCATAACGAACTCTGGATCGTAGTCTGTGGTGTCCTCGATACGTGCGGTGTAGAATATCTCGGGTTGCTGAATATCGGAGAGGATGACGCGTTTACCTGATGCGTTACGGGCCACCTCGAACTTAACGTGGGGCTGGTTCTTGCCGAGCGGGCTAACTACCCCGAGCATCCTGACGCAGTCGGTGGGGTACAAGAACATGTACTCCCAGTGACCCGGAGCAGTACCAGTCAGGGCAGAGGGGCTGGTGTACTTGGTAGCGAACGCCCACGGGTGCTGGCGGAGCAAGGCATCTCGCGTGTCGTCAAACAGCAGGTTGACCTGCTCAGCTTCCGGTGTCGCCTCAGTGATGTCACTGATGTCGTAGCGGTCACCAATATGCTGCAGGGCCAGCTTTGCGATTTGTACCTTGCTCGCCATCTTTTAATCCTCGAGTTTAGCGGACCTAGACCGCTTCATTGTCGGCGTCTGCTTGTAGTCCTTGCGGGGCCTGTCGTATGGCGTACCGTCAATACTATCGACATCATACTTCGGAAGCACGACATTGTCTGCGATGTCGTATGTGTCGCCCTTGCGGTAGCGTTTGCTGCCGTCGAAAAAATCCTCTTTGAACACAACTTTAGGCATATTTTGTCTCCTCTGTTACATGCCAGTAGAGGGGGCCGCCGAAGCAGCCCCCTCCCAGCGGCCTATTAGTTAGCCGCGTCCGGGTACGCTTTCCAGCCCTTCGGATCGAAGGTCAGGAACGCGTTGATCTTACCAGCGGTAAGAGCGGCGGTGCCGACGTTCTGCTGGACGCCCAGATACCGCTCGTAAGCGATGGAGCCTTCCAGAGGAACGGCAACGACGATCTCGTAGCCGGCGACCAGATCCGCCTTACCAATGGCGGCGCTGGCGTAGTGCAGCGTCTCCGTGCCATCCGCCGCGAGGGTCGAAGTGCCATCGGAGACAATCTGGAACGACACAGTCGCCGAGCCAGCAGAAGTAACCGCAGTATCCACCTGAATGACCAGATACATCTGACGGCCGTTGCCAAGATCCTGCGGCGTAGCGCCGAGATCGATAACATCACCGACGGCCGCGAGGCCCGTCCCGGCAGTGCTGAGCGCGGTGGCATCCGCAAACTCAAGAAGTTCGTCCATAATCATGGCGATATTTCCTTCCTTGTGTGGGTTAGGATACGGTTGCTTCGTTCGTGCGCAGAGCGTCACAACGGCGGATCGGAAGACCGCCCCATGAAGTCTGCATCGTGCCGCCAACCATGTCGACCGAGAGGGTCGAGTTCTGGACAGCGTTCGAGGTCTGACGACGCAGGAACGACATAACCTGCTTGTCCATGTACCAAGCGCAACGACCAGCCGAAGTATTCGGCAGTTCCGTCCACGCCTGATGCATAAGATCGTTCAGGTCAGCACCCGTCGAAATATCGGCCGTCAGAAGCGAGCGGTCGATATTGGCGATACGGACAGCATAGCGCCAGTCGCGAACCGAGAGGCCCACATCCCAACGATAGTGCGTGCGATACGCCTGCATGCGGCCGTTGTTGCCATCAGCGTTTTCGAGGGTAACTTCACCCAGATCGCGCTGCTGGATACCAGCCTTGGACCCTTTAGGGATAATACCGTGGCAGGTATTCGGTCCCCAGCAGATCAGCCAGATCGACGCATTGTCAGCGCCTGACCCTCCGCCTGCAATGATGTTGTCACCATTTTCAGCAGAGAGGGAGTTGTACCGAGCCGAGAGGCCGGTGAACTCTTCGGGTGCCGTGCTTTCATCCCCGTAGAACAGCGTAGACGCGAACTCTTGGTTCATGCCTTCGATGTGCGGACGGTCTTCCTGAAGACGGAAACCGGCGGGGTTGCCAGCCATTTCAACAAGGGCTTTATCGACTTCGGAGTAATCCTCCATCATGCCTGTGTTGTCAGTGACTTGCACTGCGCGGCTCTTCGTCGGCTGGACGCCGCCGTAGAGTTTACGCCATGTCGGCGTAGGGAGACCGGAACGGATAGATGTCCGGTGACCGGTCGTAAGGTTACCCTCGAGGAACGTCATGTCCATGAGGATTTCGTTCGTGGCGTTGAGGATTTCTACAACGTCAGCAATAGACCCGTCGGGATCGGTGACCTTTGCAAGGTCAGCGAGCGTCGGGTTAGATGTGCCGAGGACTGCCATTTTAAGCTCCTTTACTCAGCGGTTTTGTACATAGATGGGTACATTCTCTGGAGTGAATCTGGACCTTCGACTTTGCTGTCTCCGGTAACCAGCTCGCTCTCAGAGATGGCTTTACCCACCCGATAAAATAGGCGGATGACTTCAGGATGGTTCCCGAGGCCGAGCCCGTCAGGGTTGTCGGCCGAAGGCGTATCGATCAGTTTCGCCAGCTCTGGGCTGGCGAAGTTCTCCATAGCCCTTTTAGCCAAGCCAAGGTTCTCGTCTAGCTGTTCGCCTCCGAGTTCCTTGTCCACCTTGGTTGCGTCGGCCCACGACGAAATACGCTCGCTGTAAGCCTCTGCCATCGACTGCTGCGCATTTGCAGTACGCTCGATGTCGTATTCGATGAGCTGCTGGAATTGATCCTGAGAGAGGCCAAGGCCGTGGGCGTATTCGCCAAAAGCCTCAAGTCGCTCTTCGTCAATCTCCAGCCCATCTGGTGGCGTGAACTCATATTCCTCCGGTGCCCCGGTGGATGCGTCCTCGCCGTCTCCGTCGCCCTCGTCACCCGACAGCAGGGTCTTGGATTTCTCCTCGCTGCTCTCCTCAGCAGCGACTTTTTCTTCGGCCGTCTCCTCAGCAGCAGGCTCCTCTACCTGCTCAGCAGCAGGCTCCTCAACCTGCTCTTCAATAACTACGTCTTCGTCAGCCATATCCATCTCCTCTACGGCGTGTTCAGTGTGTAGATGCCAGCGAAGCTGGCAGATACTGGGTCGTTGTTGCCGCTGCTGGATGCGCGGCACTCAATGTCAGTTTTTTCCGGTAACGATAGCGGGATCTGGATATCCGTGACGTAGGTGCCGCTCTGCAGAACATTGACGAACAGTGTTCTGAATACCCCGCCAAACTCTCGCACGCGCAGCTTTGTGGTCAGATATTGGTTACCCTGCGACACAGCAGCCGTGAAGTCCACCTGAGAGAGGTAAAAAGTGTAGCCTGCCGGGACGGTCCAAAGCGCCAACTGCGTCTGGTTGTCGGTGCCTAGATTAGCGAGGATGTCTCCAGTCGGAATACTCTGGCCGCTCAGACCAGCACCGTTAGCGATATAGACAGTCCCTGCGGCTGTACCCAAGCTGCCCGCAGTGAGGGCGTAGGCCCGGTACACCCTGATGTAGGTGTTGGCCGTGAGGGTCTGCGACTGACCCGTCATCGCTAAGTCTTCGGAGACCTCGTTGTAGTTAGCGTCCAATCCGAATACTCGTATAGACCGAACGCCAGTGCCCCCGGCCGTGTCGTTGGAAGAAGTGCTGTTGACATACATACGGGCGGCGGTGGTGGGGTACACATAAATACCCCCATTAGACCACACCGTCTCCTCGTCATGGTCGATGTCAGAGTTAAAGCCGAACTTGTAAATAGACTTCGTGCCAGCCACTAACCCATCAGCGATGGCCGTGCTGGATATCTGCTCGGATACCGGGAGTGGGGACGCCGTGGCAGCGTTAACGAACGCGCCGTCGCTCCGTTCGTGCAGACCAACGCGGGCATACCGGTTCAGGTTGAACGGCCCCGGCTCCGTCGACGGCGGATATATGTGCGTCGGGTTAACCATCGAAGTGGTTTTCCTCCAGCATCTGCATGTACGCCTTCGGGTTGTTAGCCCTGAGATACTCGTGGATTACTCTTCCAATCGATCTAGCGCCTTCGTTAAAAGCCGTCGCATCGAAGCTCGCGGGGACATAGCTTTGAGACGACATATGACCCGCTTCAAAAATAAGTCGATACAGCCAACGACGCCCGCGAGGCTGAGAAGCAATAAAGTCAATGTCCTTTTCAGCGTCTGCTTCATTCTTCTTTGCCTTTGCTACATCTTCAGGATTGCTTGCGTCGTACGTCATACCACTGAGGCTCCGGTGCCCAGAAGATCAGTAAGGGCATTGGGGTTCTGCGTGTCGGTTTCAGACAGAACCTTAGCGCCCTGTGCGAGCTGGCTGGCCTGCTCCATTGCCTGCATCTGCTGCTGCTCTTCGGCGCGAGCCTGCCGCTTGGCCTGCAGCTCCTCTTCGGAGATGATGACATCCGGGCTTGTGCCGAGGATCTCAGAGTACTGGCGCAGGGCCTCGTCACTATCGATCCCGTCCACAATATCCGGGAACACGGCGACGAGGTTACCAGCAAAGCCCATAACGCGTTCGAGGCTAGAGGCGGCGGCAGCCTGCTGGGCCTGCGCGAGAAGCGAGATATACTCGACCTCCAGCTCCTCACCCGCCAGAGCCTCGGGAGGCTCAGGGAGGAGACCCGCCTCCAAGGCGTACTCGAACACGTCATCGAGAAGAGGGTCCAACAACTCTACGTTAATACGTTGGAGCACAGGGCCCAGCAGCACTAATTTCTCTTCGTGACGTTCGACCACCTCGGTGGCGGTCATCTGCCGGCGGTCGGAGTTAATCATCATCGCAAACAGGTCAGCGTAGAAGCCTCGCTGGATACGGTTCTGCACTTCCGCAATATCCACCTGCAGCTCAGAAATACGCGGCTGCACCTGATACGCCGGTACAAATCCCTGACCACCCTGCATCGGATCTACATAGGTTGTCTGGCCGGGGAGCACCGTGGAGGGCTTGCCCTTCAGGCTTGTCGGCGCAACCATTGGCGGGTTGACCATCTTGTCGATAGCCTGCGCCTTGCGCTTCTGCTGGTGCTGCAACTGCTTGATGTCGCCCAGCGTGTCCATGCCGGGGCAGCGCCCGTACACGTCGCCGCTGAGAACATCCCAGCGCGGCACGTAGGCAGGGAACTTGCGGTAGCCGCTCTCCATCAACAGCTCGTCGCTCTCCGAGGCCAGCTCGAAGTAGCAGCTCTTGAACGGCATGTTCAGGGCGTCTTTCTTGCTGGTATCCCGGTCGCCCATCAGGCGCGGCTCGATGAAGTGCAGGACTTCAACAAGCTCGTCGTAGTTGCTTTGATCCCACAGGCGCTTCGTGGTTTTGCTGACGCCAGACCAATCCATCTTTCCGGTCATAGGATCGTGCACGAACTTCTGCACGATCTGACCGACGCTCATGGTGAAGTGCCGACCCAGCGTGTCCACCACGCCCTGATCGTTCTCTGCGATGACGTACTCGCCTGCGGTAAGTGGACGGAACCGGATCACGTCGTCGAACGATGGCTGCCGGTAGAGGGGTGCTGTGCCGAAGGCACCCACCTCCGTGTAGACGGTGTAGATAGAGTTGTAGAAGTTGGACTTGTGCAGGATGGCCCGCTCGACCATCTCGACCTGAGCCAGCCAGCGGCGCACGTCGCCGTTGTCCATCAGGTCGTCCCGCACCTTGCGGCGGTGCCAAGGCCTCGCCGGGGATGTCATCCCAGCCATCAGACCCGCTGCCATGACCCGCAGCGCCTGCGTGCCAGTACTATCGATGATCTTGGTAGTGCGCTTGCGACCCCGGCTGTTCTGGCCCTCGATCAAGTACCGCCCACGGCGAGGCGCGATGTAGTCGCTGATCTCCATCCAGTGCGACCGGAACGACGAGCGGTCGTTCTCCAGCTTCACAAACCGGCGGTACAGGGCAGACTTCTTGCCCTTCAGCGGGATAGTCGTGTGCAGGTTGTCAACACTAGGCAGTGGCATATCAGGCCCTCATCGTCGGGTACATACGGTCAGCGGCAGCGCCCTGATCGTCGCCCTCCATGAACTCCATCTCGATGACTTCTAAAGTCGCGCTGGTCCCGTCCTGCCCTTTGGAGACAGATGCTACCCGGACCTTGCAGTGGATCTCGCGTGTATCGCCGACATCACCTATGTCGCCGAGGGCAGCGATCTGCTCCTCCTCGAGATACAGTTTGGGGAGGTACTCGTCCTCGCTGGCGAAGGGATCGCTCATAAGCGATCCCCCGGCGTCTTTGCTGCCCATGTGCACCATGATCAGTTACCCAACAGGGTTTTCTGGGTCGTCGCGGCGTTGGTGCCACCCAAGGCCTGCCCCGTGACGTTGGTGCCGCCCATCCCGGACTGCTGGCGCTGACGACGGCGCTCGTCCGTCCGTGCCTGCTGAACGGCTGCGTCTGCCTTCTTCGGCGGCTCAGGCGGGGGAGGCGGGGGCGGAGGTGGTGCGGGAGCTCCGCCGCCACCGAAACCCGGTACTGTGAATAGGCGCTTCATCCAGCAATCTCCTTTGTCAAATGTCGGAACAACCTGTACGGGGTGACCGACCAACACTTTACGGCCATGACGACCTTGACGTATCCAACACAGTTGTTCAGGACCAACGGGCTGTATGAGGGCTCTGTGCCCCGCTTCACCCGAACTACTGTGTAACCCTGCTCCT